GCAGGGCAGGGCGAGGACTGGCTCGCCATCGAAATGATGCGCGCTCGCGGCCAGCCGGTCAGCAACGAGTCCATGCGCACGCTGGTCTGGATTGGCCGCTTCATGGAAGCGTGGCGCGCGCCGGACGATGTGAAGCTGGTGTATCGAGAGGATGTGAAGCTGCAGATCTGCGGCAGAACGAACGCGAAGGACCCGAACGTCCGCCAGGCCCTCCTGGACCTGTTCCCGCGCACCGGAGGGGGTGCTACGCCGCAGATCGGCACCAAGGCCATGCCAGGGCCCCTCTACGGCGTCAGCACGCACGCATGGCCCGCCCTCGGCGTCGCCGTCACCGTCGCCCACCATCTCGGCACGCTCAAGGTCCAGCCGGCGCCCCTGTTCCAGCTGCCGCGGGAGGTGGCGTTTCCGTGAGCAACCGGCCGCAGTCCGCCCACCGCTACGGCGGCACGCTCGTGGAGATCTTCTCCGGCTGGGTGCGCACCACGCTGCCCGATGGCTCGCCCATCTACGCCGTGCCCGGCGAGACTGCGGAGGATGTCGCGCGAGCTCATTCGCTCGGCTACGACGGCAACGTGTGGGCCATGACCCGCGATCACGACCGCATCCACGCGCTCCTGGCGCATGCCTTCGGGCTGCCCGAAAGCCCCGCCCTCAGGCAGACCCTCACAGGCGTCCAGAGCGAGCTCGCAGGGGCCGAGGAATGCGCCGTGCTCGCCATCCAGCGGTGGGTGAACCTGTGCCGCAAGGAAGGACTGAACCCATGACCATCGACGACATCCTCACCGCCTTCGCCGCCGGCACGATCACCCAGGAGCAGGCATCTCAGCAGTTGCGGGACCTGATGGACACGAGCGCGCGACTGGACGCCTTCGCCTGCGCTGCCCTGAGCGGCCTGCTCGCCACCGACACCAAGTGGGCCAGCGACCGGGAGCTCGCCAAGCAGTGCTTCGCGTACGCCGATGCGATGGCCAAGGTCGGCGCGCAGAAGGCTTGAAATACCGTACGCGCGAGACCCAGACAAGAGTTGAAAGTACATCCAAGGACGACCGCCATGCTGCCCAAGGAAGTCAGTGACGCCCTAGGTTCCCTGTTGATTCGATGGCACCACTGGAGCGCCAATCCACGGCTTTCGACCGATACCACAATGCGCGAATTCGACCAACTCGTCGGCTCCCTCTACCCGTGCATGCGCATTGCGTTGATCGTCGAGGCGCGCAACCTCGCGTGCGGCTCTGCTGTCTGGAGCAACGCGAGGGTGAGGAGTCGGTACATGAGGGTGAACGCGCGATCTGCCATCATGAAGCTACTGTCCAGCCACCAACACAAATGGTTCGGACGCGAAATGGTCACCTACAACGAACGCGGCAACCGCATCGGTGAGTCGAACCCCCGCGCGAAGCTCACCGATCACGAAGTCGACCTCCTGCGCGAGATGCGCGACGAGCGCAAGCCCGATGGCTCGCATCGCTACAGCCTGGGCTTCCTCGCCCTGCGCTTCAAGCAGCCCAAATCCACCGTGCAGGACATCTGCTCCGGTCGGCGCCGCGCGCAGACCGTGGCGCAGGTGAGGGAGGGTTAGTGGGCAAGCGGGGCCGGCCCTCCGTCTACACCGAGGAGTTGGTCGAAGAAATCTGCGATCGATTGGCTGATGGCGAGCCGCTGAGGCATATCTGCCGCAGTGATGGAATGCCATCCTGGCGCACCGTTTACGACTGGCTGGGCCAGAACGAGGACTTTGCCGCACGCATCGCCCGCGCGCGTGAACTCGGCGAGGTCGCCATCAGCGAGCAGTGCATGGAGATCGCCGACGACGAGCAGCACGATTGGGTGATGACCAAGAAGGGCACGGTCTGTAACGAGGTCGCTGTCGGCCGCGCCAAGCTGCAGGTCTGGACACGGCTGCAGCTGCTGGCCCGATGGAACCCAAACAAGTGGGGCGACCGGCAAAAGCTGGAGCACAGCGGCACCCTCTCCCTCGAGCAGCTCGTCGCCTCCAGCATGAAGCCATCCGATGAGCCGGGCGGCGGCTGATCGCATCCGGCTTTGGCGCGAGAAGCCGCACGTCTTCGTGCGCGAGGTCTTCGGCGTCACCCCGGACGTGTGGCAGGACGATGTGCTCGAGATGTTCCCGAGTAGCCCGCGCTTGGCGATGAAAGCCTGCAAGGGCCCTGGCAAGACCGCGGTGCTCGCTTGGCTGTGTTGGAACTATCTCGCCACTAGGCCGCGGCCGAAGATCGCTGCGGTCTCCATCAGCGCCGAGAACTTGGCAGACGGCCTCTGGACCGAGATGGCGAAGTGGCAGGCGAAGGCGCCGCTGCTGCGCGAGCTCTTCACGTGGACGAAGACGCGGATCTTCTGCAAGGAAGCACCGGAGGAATGGTGGATGTCGGCCCGCACGTGGCCGAAGTCGGCCGATGCCAATGCCCAGGCAGACACGCTGGCGGGCTTGCATGCGGACTACCTGCTGTTCGTGATCGACGAGGCTGGCGGTATTCCAGATGCGGTCATGGCTGCGGCCGAAGCTGGCCTCGCCAACACCACCGGCAGCAACGAGGCGCACATCGTCATGGCCGGCAACCCGACGCACCTCGAGGGCCCGCTGTACCGCGCCTGCACGACTGAACGATCGCTGTGGCGCGTGGTCGAGATCACCAGCGACCCCGACGACCCGAAGCGCACACCGCGCGTGTCGGCCGAGTGGGCGCGCCAGCAGATCCAGAAGTACGGCCGCGACAACCCGTGGGTGCTGGTCAACGTCTTCGGCAAGTTCCCGCCGTCGAGCCTCAACGCACTGATCGGCCCGGACGAGGTTCGCGAGGCGATGAAGCGCTACCACCGGCCGGAGCAGTACGACACGGCCGCCATCATCCTGGGCGTCGATGTGGCGCGCGAGGGCGACGACAAGTCGGTGATCTTCCCGCGCCAGGGCATCGTCGCTTTCGAGCCGAGCGTCCTGCGCAATGCCGACTCGCTCCAGGGCGCCGGCACGGTGTCGAGGCGCTGGAAGGACCTCGGAGCCGATGCCTGTTTCGTCGACAACACGGGCGGGTTCGGCGCGGGTTGGATCGACCAGCTGCGGCTGCTTGGGCGCTCGCCCATCGGCGTGCACTTCGCAGGCAAGGCGAGCTCGCTGCAGTTCGTGAACAAGCGAGCGGAGATGCTCTGGGATGCGTGCCAGTGGGTGAAGGAGGGCGGGGCACTGCCCGACATTCCTGAGTTGGTGGAGGAGATGACCGCCCACACCTACTTTTTCAAGGGCGACGCCATCCAGATCGAGGAGAAGGACCAGATCAAGGCCAAGATCGGCCGCTCGCCCGACTACTTCGACGGCCTTGGCCTCACGTTCGCGCACCCGGTGACGCCCCAAGCAGGACAAGGTTCGCGTACGCGCGAGCGCGACCGCCGTAACTACGATCCCTTCGCTCGACTGAAACGATGACGAAAGGGCAAGCATGGACGGCGAGGGCAATTACCCGGTCAGGGTGGTGATCGACGGCGACCTGGCGCGCCAGCTGCCTCAGCCTCTTCTCTTCGCGTGGCAAGAATCAGAGCGCTTCGTCAGCGAGGCGAGCGACGGCTTCACGCTGCCCGAAGGCAAGGCGCTGCGGCTCACCATCGAGGTCGTCGATCAGCCGCAGTCCGGGGAGTAGGGCAATGTGCACTGGCCTGGAGCCGTTTGTCGCTGCTCTCTTCGGCACAGGCGCTGGTACGCTGGCGACGGCAGGGATTGCCAGTGGCCTCGGCGCAGCAGGGGCTGGCCTGGTCGGTGGGCAACTGCTGCAGCCGAAGATCAAGATGCCCGCGATCCCCACGCCCGAGAAGCCGCCGCAAGCAACCAAGGCACCCAACCGAACGGCCATCTTGACACCGAATGCCGCCGGCTCTCGCCCCGGAGGTGCCTTCAGTGGTAACAGCGGCACCTTCCTCACGGGACCGAGCGGCATCGATCCGGCTACCCTCAATCTGGGGCGCAACACGCTCCTTGGCCAGTGACCGATCCCGTCGTCAAGACCCGTGACCGCGTGATGCGTCGGGTGTCGGCACTCGAGACGCGGCGCAGTTCCTGGCTGTCGGACTGGCAGGACATCAACCGCGTCCTTGTGCCTCGCCGCGGCGACCTGTACGGCAACCAGTCGAACCAGGGCAGCCAGCGAAACACGGACATCCTGGACAACACCGGCACGATGGCGCTCGCTACGCTGCAGTCCGGGATGCTCTCGGGCATGACGAGCCCCGCGCGCCCGTGGCTGAAGATCGAAACCGCAGACACCGAGCTGATGGAGAGCAAGTCCGTGTCTCTCTGGTGCGATCAGGTGACGCAGCAGCTTCGCACGATCTTCTCCCGCTCCAACACCTACCAGACGCTGCACGGCATGTACGGCGCGCTCGGGGCCTACGGGACGGCGGTGAGCCTGCTGGAGAAGGACTACAACGACGTGATCCGCTTCACGCCCCTTGCCATGGGCAAGTACGCGCTGTCGCTTGACGGTCGGGGCGAGGTCAACGGCGTGTCCATCCGCAAGTGCATGACCGTGGAGGAAGTGGTCGACAAGTACGTGCGCCCGCTGGGCTACTCCGAGGACTGGAGCAAGGTGTCGCAGGCCGTGAAGAACCTGTGGGACCGAGGCGAGCGCGATGCCCCGGTGAACGTCACGCAGCTGATCCAGCCTCGCAAAGAACGCGACTCGGCCTATGCTGATGCGCGCAACATGCCGTTCGAATCGATCTGCATCGAGGACGGCGCCGAGGGCGACAAGGTGCTGTGGGAGTCGGGCTACCGCCAGTTTCCCGGCGTCGCCATGCGCTGGTACGTGGAGGCGCAGGACGTGTACGGGACGAACTGCCCCGGCATGGTGGCGCTCGGCGACATCCAGCAGCTGCAGGTGGAGCAGGCGAAGAAGTCCAAGGCCATCGACTTCATGGCGGACCCACCGCTGCAGGCGCCTATCGAGATGAAGAACCAAGAGTCGGACCTGCTGCCCGGCGGCCTCTCGTACGTGTCGATGACAGGCCCGCACTCCGCGATCCGCACAGCCTTCGACGTGCAGCTGAACCTTCAGCACCTCCTGCTGGACCTGCAGGACGTGCGCCAGCGCATCAACTCCGCCTTCTATGCGGACCTGTTCCTGTTCCTGTCGAACATCCAGGGGCTCAAGGGGCAGATGACGGCGCGTGAGGTGGCCGAGATCCACGAGGAAAAGCTGCTGATGCTCGGTCCCGTGGTCGAACGAACAGAGGGTGCTCTGGCGCGGATGGTGGAGCGCGCATTCGAGGAAGCGAACGAGGCGCGCATCCTGCCGCCGCCGCCCCCCGAGGCGCAGGGCCAGTCGCTGAAGGTGGAGTTCATCGGGCTGCTGTCCCAAGCGCAGCGCGCGGTGAGCATGGC